GCAGTTAGCCACCAAGCTTTGCTTAGCCAATCTACCTTTTCGCTTGCGTCTTTATTTAACGCGTCAATAGCTTGTACATCAAAATCTAAATGATAGTTCTTGCCAGTAGCTTTGTTAAAAACAGGGACTAAAGATCTATTTAGTTCTGCATAGTCTCTAGTAAGCTCAGGTAAAACATTATCTAAGTAAAGTTGCTTTCGGCTTTCTGATTTATTAGCATTAGTCTTATTATCAGGATCGTTTAATAATTCACTAGGGAAGTTATAAACATTACATATATCCCTTTGAGTCATTTTACCTGCCTCTATGATCTCTAAATCAACTGGCGGCATTCCAAACTTTTCAAACCCTAACTTAACATTGCTTACCAACCATGCCTTGTAATTATCAGGCCCTTGCATTGATCTTAGGTAGGTCTCTAATTGAGATCTCTGCATAGGTGTTAGCTGCTCTAAATCTGGATCAGTAGGGTATACCACGCCTGAGGCGCCGCCATTTCTTAGGGCTTTACTTAATGCTTGATCACCATCATTGCCTAGTCTTATAGCCCGTCTAGCCGCTTTTAATGGAGACATACCATAAAGGTGAGAACCAACAGCGTCGTAATCAGGATTCCAGTATTTCCAATGCATTACTGTTTCAGCTGGTAGTTGATGGCCATCGTGACCATACATGTCAATAATATAACCCTTTATCAAGGTCTCGTAAGTGGGATCGGCTACTATTTTAGTAAATTGAGATGGCATTACCCACATTTCACCAAAAGTGCCGTCTCCAAGTTGTATAAAATGCGTATAAGCATTACCTGTAATCAACTGAAAACCCTTCATGTTTTCATACCATTCAGGGTAACCTTGCAATGGATTAGGCTGGTTAATTAATTTATATAAAGGATCACGCTCATCATCTACCTCTTCAAACGCTTGTTCTTTAAGTTCTAATAAATTATCTATACTCCCTTGAGTAGCCTTATCTTTTACAGTATTAGATATTTGCCTATATTTTAATGCTTTTTGTTGATCTTTAACGATATGAATAATTGGGGGCACAGCAGCCGCTGCTTTTGTGATTCCATTAACAACACTATACACGTCAGGGTTTAATTCATACCCATCTTCAACATAAGCGTTTTGGGTATCATCAAGACTAATAGGCATACCCCTATGAAATCTAAATAATTGCCTATTTAACTCGTTCGCCAAATTGTTATTAGGTGCTTTTGTCCTAGCAAAGGGTAGAAGATCAGATAAAGCCATAATTTACTTTTTAAAGTTGCATCTAAATTAACAAATATTTACAACTATTGAAATAAGCAAAAAAAACCACCTGACTTTCAAATCAAGTGGCTTATCTACAGAGTGATATTTCTACTATAAATATAATTTATTACATAGTTCCTTATAATGCAAATCGTATTTTAATCTACATTCATGATCTTGTCTTAGGTGCATAATACTGCTATGATGCATATTGAATAATCTTGCAAGCTCTATATGACTTATGTTTACCCAATTAAAGAATAGTGAACGATAATTAACAAACATAGACTTTCTGCTTTTCATAAATAAAGTATCATAGCCTATATTCATTTTATCACAAAATTCTGCAATCAGTTCTACGTGGCTATCTTCTAGTTCCCCAGTAACACATTGCTCAAATCGCTTGAAGGCATCTAGTGCTAAGGTGTACATTCTTTGTTCTTTAGTATTTGGAGTGATCGTATTAATTGGAAGCTAGCATTTTTAGCTTTACCATTTTTAAAATAATAAATAGGCGTTGTGCCTAGTCCAGTTTTTCTTGCTAGATCTGGAACGTGCTTATTTTGAAGCCAATCCCAAACCTCTTGTTCTTCTTTCATTGCTTGTGTCATTTTGTCGTGCAGATTTTAGGGTTTTTGTCGTGCAGATTTTAGGGTTTTTGTCGTGCAAGATACTTGTCGTTTATTTTTTCATTCATTAGTTATTGTTTTATTTGTTAGTGAATGAATTACCATTCACTTCTGGATTCTATTACTTCGTCTATGCTTGCAAATTCAGCCATAGACGCACCGCAATTAGGGCATACTACTTCTGCATCGCTTAAAGTACCGAAGTGGTGCGTAAAGCTATTATCTTCTATCTCTAGGTCCTTTATCTCTAGTTCTTCGTCTGAACATTCACACTTAATCATTCTTCTACCCATGTGAGTTCTTTGCCATACATTTTACGTACTTCGTATCTAATACGGTCCGTGAATCCAATCATGCTTTCCCCTTCTAAGCTGAAGTAGGTAAAGTTATGGTAAGCGTGTTGGAATTTTAAATCCATTTCATAATAGGTAATGGGTTCATCTTTCCAGTCTTTGCATTCTATAGTTCTAAGTATTCCAGTCATTGTTATCTGTATTTTGTTATCTGTTAAAATAGGAAGCCCGAAGGCTTCCATTAGTTAATGTTTACCATCCGTAGTATGTACTATCTTCGCAACAACTACAACATCCTTCCCTGCACATATCTTCTCGTTGCTCTTTTTGCTCTTGCTCCCATATAGCATCATATACGGCTTGTCCTTTTCTACTGTATCCATCCCAACTGTTCAACTGTTGGTGTAGTGGTTTTTCTTTAGGTGCATAAAACCAGTCTTGTTTTTGAAGCCATTCTTGATACCATACTGGCGTGCTTGTCAATTCTTGTCCTTTAAATTTTCCAAATTTTAATATCATTGTTCTGTAGTTTTAGTGGGCTACCGAAGTAGCCCTTGTTATTTGTTTATATTAGTTTTGCGTGTTGTAAACATCCCCAATCATCACTTTTTCTTGCTAGTGATGTTGAGTTTGTGTAAATCTCACCACCCCAGTTGACTGGTTCGTGATTAACTTCTATGCCTTTAGCATATTCACATTCGTAGATTCCAGTTACAACCCCTTTAACCATTAGACCAGTAACTATTATTTCAACTTCTTTTCCAATTAGGCTTTTGTTTATTTCTGTTGTTTTCATTGTTCTGTAGTTTTGTTATTAATTGTTCAAGAGCAATATACAAACTTATTTAATAATAAAAAACTTTTTTTAAATTATTTTTTAAGCAAGTGATATATCTAGTGTTTTTTTCTTCATTCTGTCCATTATTGCATACCTTCCTGCATCTATAGCGTGGTTAAAATCATCTATAGGCTTGTTTGTTGATGTGCCGCTTCTATCTTTTGCCCAAGTATAGCTACTAAATTCCTCTATTACATTTTTGCTTTTAGTATGTATTTTAATCGGGTAGTCTTGTAGTAACTGTATTCCAAACATAATCGAGTCCTTTCCTTTCTTAGCAGGCTTTACCCAAACACCTGTATTGCGCAACTCGGCAATACTTTTAGGTTCAGCGCTATCTGCTACTATTTCATCAGTTATGTTTAGTTCCTTTATTAAACGACTAATATATTGGTTGGTAAGTTGCTTCCGGTAAATATGTTCTTTCCAGTATAATGCGCCACCATTATACCTTATCTCTACTAAAGCTGTCGGATCATTTGTATATCCCCAATCAAGACCAAAGCATCTCCATTTATAATTTTCAGGCCATTCGCTTGTGATCTCAAAATTAGGAAACACTAAGCCTTCTAATCTACCTACCTCTCCTAATCCATAGACTTGCCATCTGTATTGATTAGCTGTACCGGCCTTTATATTCTCATCAGTTGGCTCGTAGCTTTGTATCTTTTGCTTAATACTAGATTGTATAAATGCATTATCTCTAAATGTAGACACGAACCAATCAACATCGTCTCTGCTTTGTAATCTCTCGTGTGCCCAGAATGCCGCGGACGGATTAAAGTCTATAATAGTCTGCTCGGTAGTTCGCATACTAATCTGCTCAAATATGCCGTAATCTATACCATTAGCCTCATTAAAAAAAGAATGAGTTCTTTTACCTGATCTAGCATCTATCTCGTCATTATATGAATTAAACTCAATCTTAGAACCAGTACTAAAAGTAAAAACTCTATTACTCTTGTTGTGATCCTTAAGCTCTTGCGTAAAAAATGGATCATTAAATATGATATTTTGAGCGTCTCTATAAGCGCCTACCCTTAAGTTAGGTATATCCTGGCCTACCACTGTTATTACTAGGTTAGGCATAGTGGCTGCTTTCATTATCAAGACTTGCAATATAGCATAAGTCTTTCCACTTGAAGTACCACCTTGATGAACTACGTAGGGCTTCCTGCTATTATAGGTTAATGAATAAAGCTTATTTGCATCAAAGCTATGGTTCAATTATTCTCACCGTTACGCTTTCTATTTTATCTCCGTCAGTAGTATGGTCCACGCTTTGTTTAGGTTGCCCATATCTATAAGATAACCAAGTCTTAATAGCAGTGTCAGATCCTTCGTTAACTCTAAGAGCTAATTTTTGCCATACCTCTATTGGCGCTAATGTAGCATCCATGGATTGTATCATGGATATTTCATCAGCCTTAGGCTTTCTACCTGCTCCAGCTCTTTTACCACCGTGTGCCATCTTGAAAAAACTTGATTAATTAAGTATAATATACAAAAAAATTATAAACCTCTTGCAATATACTCAGATTTTAACCTTTTAAAGAATGATTGTGCACCTCCTGTATTAAACAAACCACCAATTAAATCACCATCATTTAGCATTTCTACTACATCGTAAAGTCGTGCGATTTCTACATTACTAAAGTCTGTAATATTCCTATACTTACTAACTATATGATCTTGACTTGATTTGATAAATTGATCTGAATTTTTCTTGTACCACTCATTAAAGCATCTTGCTAATGCTGATATATTATTACCATATCTTGGCGCTTCTTCGTATATCACAGCCATCATCCATACACCATATATCATATCAAAGTTAACATCATTTGGATATAGTGGATTCTTTACAGTTATAGTCTCATGTAATCTTATAAGATACTCTTTTACTTTGATTTTATCAGTTGGTAATTCCTTAGTCGCACCTATATCAGTATGGAAGTCGTACAATAGTTTCATAAGATCATTTGAGTAATCAAATTCTATCCCTGAGCTACTATAGTTCTTAGCATCTTGTTTGTTATTGGCTATTTGTATTTTCATTAATCAAATGGATTATCGTGAACATTTCTTTTTGTTGTATTGAATTTTAAATAATTATTTGACCAAGTAGAAGCCTGTAGCTTCCAGTTTTTAATCTTTTTACGATTACGCTTCCAGTCTAATGACTCATAATGGTTAATAAAATTCTCAGCTTCTAATTTAACATGGCTTTTATCTATCTTATTAGATTCTTTAAAGTATTCTTCTACTTCAGATAGTGTGGGTATTATATTCTTTTCATTCTTTTCATTCTTTTCATTCTTAGTACCTGTTAGTTTCCTGTTAGACGTCTGTTGTTTTCCTGTTATTTTATTGTTATCCTGTTTGTTATTTTTTGACTCTTCATTCTGGTAACTATTGTAATTACATATACTTAGAATAGTTCCACGTCTGTTACTTTGCCTGTTAATCTCCCCGGTACTTTCTAGTTTGTCAAAAACAGTTCTAATTTGCTGTACAGTTAAGTTTAACTCAAATGAAAGTATTTCTAAGCTTGTAACAAAAGTGCCTCGCTTAATCACATCACCTCTATATCTTTTATCTTTGTGATTAGCTTTTAGCAAACAATGTATAAAGACCCTTAAACAGTTTGGCTCGTCATACCATTCCCACTCAAGGAATTGTCTGTGTAGTTTAATCCATCCTTTATCCATTTTTTTTCAGATCAAAGTGTCTTTCGTATATATGTAAATCTGTAGCAGAGTGATGATAATAACCAATTTTTTTATCAATTTTTTTAGCAATATACTCTTGCAGCTTACTAAAACAGTATTGATCATTACAGAATCCAAAGACTAGATCATTAGATCGCATGTATACACTCATGCATAAAGAATCATCTTCTATATAGAAACAAATAGCAAGTGTACACGGGACGTCTCTTACCCAATCTTGGTTTTCTTTTGCATCGTATATCGAAATACAAGCCCTTCTACTTAGTGGGTTAGATCTTAATTCATTTATTACGTAATCGATTTGATTAGATCTTTGCCACTGCCAACCATAGTTAGAAAATGTATCACCATTATCATCGCTAATGTCTTGCCATATCTTAGGCACAGGAGGCTCCATAGCTCTTATGTTTCTATCAGCTGATAAATACCATTGCCATTCTCTTTCAGCGTAATCTAAGTTAAAATTCCTCCACTTTGTACTTATAACATTATCCAATGGGTTTAGCATCGTAAATGAAATATTTCTCAAATATTTTGTGCCTTTTTTTGATTTGCCGATATTTATAATTAAATCGTAATAATACTCGAAGGCTGTTGTTGCGTTATTTATTTTCATTATAATAATTTTCTAATCCTTGTAAATATGCTATCGCGTCTAATAAATTATCCTTTTTATGGTTGTATGATTCTCTACTTAATTTTAAAGCTATCATCGCTAAGTACATGTGCTCGGCGTATACTTCGTATCCTATTAATCCTGATAATATATGCGCGGCTCTTTCCATTCCTTCAGAAAAAGGGCCGTATTCTCTTTCTTTTTCTTCGCTTCTTTCGTTTACTATTTCATGCGCTATTTCGCATAATGATTTACTCATATTTATTTACCTCTATGTTTGCTTTTGTTAATAGTTCTATTCCTGATTTATTTCTATAATCTTCTTTGTATATAACCTGTTTAATACCGCTTTGAATTATTAATTTAGCGCAATTAAAACAAGGCATTAATGTACAATACATTATAGAACCGTCTGAACTTATAGTGCTTTTAGCACATTTTGTTATTGCATTAGACTCTGCGTGTAAAACCTCTTCTTTAGTTGTGTTATTACATTCGCAGTCATTTTCAAAGCCAGAAGGCGTACCATTGTAGCTAATTCCTATAATATTATCATTTTTTACAATAATACAACCAACTTTGCTTCTTTTACAGTGACTACTTAATGCAACAGCGTCAGCTATACGCATATATAGATCATGCTTTTTTGAAGGTTCCATTATCCATTTTGCCTTTTCTATCTTTTATTTCATTATACGCTGATCGTACGCAGTCTTCTATCTTAACATAATCTGATCTAATTATATCAGCATTCGCTAAGTATGTTAAATTTGTAAGAACAACTACTATATCACCTATAGCATCGATAAGTTCTTTTTCGTCTTTTTTTAGTATAGCTTCCGCTAATTCTCCTACCTCTTCGTTTAGTTTAATAAATTGAGTTTTAACATCTCCTTTGTCATAAAGGCCTCTTTCTTCAGCCCATGATCTTATGTTGTTAAATATTTCCATAAAAATTAAGTTGTTTTAATATTAGTTTAGGGTTTGATTTCTTGTAATCTATATTGTCGCCTTTTAATGCTATACCTGTAACAACGTCCCCTTTGTCATAAGGGAACTTTCTTCCAGGTTTTTCATGCCATGCTACTCTTTTGCTTTTAGATAGCAGTATATAAGTTACTAAATTTTTTTGATAAGGGCCATCATACGGCCCTATTTTTTGCAGTACTTTGTATTCTGTTTCCATAATTAAAAAGGTAAATCGTCTGATACTTGATCCCAGTTGCTTATATCTACTTTCTGGCTTCCAGGTA